AGCCAACAGGTGAACGCTGCAAGTCCTGTTTTGGATCCGGAGCAATCCGCGGCGCGGTCTCTGAGTACACCTGTGGCGAGTGTGGTGGCCTGGGGCTGGTGAGCACCGACCAGGACTACTTTGCAGACCTGCAGGATGCGCTGGCCAGCAAATGCATTGCGCAGGCGCGTGAAATCCGGGAGCTGCGCGAAAGCTTGAGGCTGGGCACTCAGCGCATTGGCAGCAAGATCGACTGATAGAAGGGGGGGTGGGCATGGAGCTTGATGACCTGATACACATCTACGTAACCGGCTGCAGTGCTGACGATCTGCGCGATATGGTGGCGGCGACCGGGTACCGCTCGGTCATGTCAGAGCTGCACAAGAATCAGGGCTTCATCGCCAGCGGTGGCGGTGGTGGTTCTCATGATGCGATGATGGTCGCCCTTGCTGATCGAATGCCTGGGCGATATGCGCCCCAGATCATCGACACGATCAAGGCAGGATTCTCGGAGTTGTATCGAGCCAACCCGCTGCGCTATGAGGTCGTGATCTGTGATCATACGGACCGGCGAGGACGTGCACAGAAGGCAGAATCCTTGGGTATCACGGAGATCAAGTTCAAGAACGAACTTCGGACAGGGCGGGAGTATCTTGGGGTGCGGTTTATTGATCTGCTGCTGCCGCGGCAATTGATTGCGTAAAAAATTCGCCTGAATGCTTGCAATAGTTCCTTAAAAGAACTATTATTAACTCGACGGTAAGGGAACAGCAAGCAATCAGGAGAAACACCATGGCAACTATCATTTCATCTCAGCGTTACATCAGCGAAGAAATCGTAGCCGAAAAAATCGGAAGTGAAGATTTTGAAGTGCAGGTGAGCCCGGTATTTGAAATTGATGGCCAGCAGTATCGAGTGGTCATGGATGGTCACCACAGTCTGGAAGCTGCCATGCAAAGTGGGGCGGAGCCGGTTTGGTGCGAGCAGGATGCAAGTGACAACGATCACATCGCCCTGCTGGAGTCCGGTGAAGTTGAGGATTTCCTGGCTGTCGCGCATGTTGATAGCGATTGGTACGATATCCAGACAGGCCGCGATATCTGGTAGGCCGATATGGGTAGGGTAGCAACGATAATTGGTCAGGTAATAGACGTACATGGTATTGAATGGGATGTCCGCGAACGGCGTGAAACACCCCATGGGTGGTACGTTTATATTGGTTGGCCAAAGGGCGAGCAGCGAGGAAGAGGTGGGCGCGGTGTAGCCACGATACCGACTCAATGTCTGATCGAGTACATTGGCAACACCCGGCTCAAGGATATGGATTTGCCGATCGGCTCTCATGCCATAAAACGACTAAGGTCCGAACATGGTATAACCTGGGACTGGGATGCTTGGTGGCAATATCGAGCAGCTGACCTAAAAAGCATGACGCTTGAATCATTTTGCCAACGTCACGGCTGTTCAATAGGCGCAGCCAGCCAGCGAAGAAAATGGATAACCAAGGAGAGCTGACATGCAAGACTATGATAAAAGCCAGCTTGGTGAGCCTGACGTTCGGGCGCTTCACGGTCGTATCAAAGGTATGTATTCGCTCGTTGTTGTGCAGCCGAAGTCTGGTGATAACGTCACGTTGTTAGAGCCGTGCGACTGGGATCATGGCAGGGCAAAGACACACGATCTCGTCCGCAATGGTGTTGATCCCTTTGATATCCGGTTTGTGCACCGCAAAAGCGATCAGCTTGAAACAGATGGATTGCCACTTCGGCACGCATCTGAAGCGCTCTGGTGGACTCATCAAGATCAGGTGGAGTTTGAAAGGGAGCGGGCTGACAAAAATGGCTAAGCATCTGTCCATAAATCAGCGACTGGATAAGGCAAAGCAGCCGGAAGTTCGGCGGGAAATCGTCGAAGACTGGTCTCGTAACTGGCAAGCCGACCAGCTGCAGGCGCTCGCGCTTGTGCGGACAGGCTTTGAATCTCAGGATTTTGGCAAGGTGCGCCATGGCCTGGAACAGCTCGAAGGGATTACGGCAAAGCGATTTACAGCGATGCCTGGCGTTATCGAAAAGCTGACAGGTGCTGAATGACCCCCACCGAATACAAACAAGCCCAGCAAGCGATGGGCTTCCACGGCCGCAACAAGCTGGCCGGCTGGCTCGAGACCCTCGGCATCAGCGAGTCCAGCCACAAAAAATACACCAGCGGGCACGCGCCGATACCGCCAGTGGTCGAGAGGCTCATACACGCGCTAATCAGGCTCAATGAACTGGAAAAATAGACAGGCTGTGAATTTATCCATAATTTGCTTGCAACTGCCGGATATCCATACTAAATTATCTGTATAACGTGCCAGAGTTGGCACTAACTGGGCCTCGCAATCGCGGGGCTTTTTCATTTCTACCCCGTCTCAAGATCATCCACACCATGCAGAAGAAAACATGGCTTGCCATCGCATTGACAGCAGTGGCGGGCTTTGAAGGCCTGCGCACGACCGCTTATATCGATCCGGTTGGCATCCCCACCATTTGTTTTGGCCACACGGCTGGCGTCGAGATCGGCGATCAGAAGACTGTGGCAGAGTGTGAGGCACTACTGACTGATGAGGTGGTGGACTTTGGCCTGCAGGTTAGCAATCGCGCCAAGGTGCCCCTGTCTCATCCGGAGCAGGCTGCGTACACAAGCTTTGCCTACAACGTGGGTATCGGTGCTTTCGAGCAGAGTACGCTGCTGCGCAAGCTGAATGCAGGGGATCGGGTGGGTGCATGTAATGAGCTGTCCCGGTGGGTCTATGCCAAAGGGATCAAACTACCAGGGCTAGTGAAGCGCCGCGCAGCAGAGCGTGAGTTGTGTTTGTCAGGTCTAAACAATGTGCGAACGCCAAAGTAAGGAGCCCCCAGTGAGTCTTGATCGATATACAGACTTCGCAATCACTAAGGTCTGGGTTGCTGTCTCGTACCTCGCATCTGGACTCTTGGTTGGTGCCGACTGGGTGCTGCAGATACTGAACAATAACGCCGGTGCGTTTGGTGTCATCTTTGCCGGTATTACTACGGCTATTACCTGGTACTACAAGCGTAAGGATGATCGCCGCCGCCTGGAGTTGCTGGAGCTCCAAGTAAAAGCAGGCCAGGCCTGTCAGTCTGATGAGTAGGCTGTATCTGGCTCTGGCGCTTGCAGGGCTGCTCATTGGTCTGATCTTGGCGCTGATAACCATCGGCGAGCTGAAAGCTGATGTCCGTCAATCTGAACAGGCCATCATCCACCTGAACCAGACTATCCGTGAGGAGCGCGCACGCTATGAGCAGACTGACCGCATGCTGGCAGAAACAGCCCGTCAACGTGCTGATACGGCTAGCAAGGCTGGCCAGCTGGCTGATCAGCTGCGCGCTCTGGCTGGGGAAGATCCCTGTCTTGACACTCGCATTGGCCCTGATGCTGCTGAGCGGGTGCGCCAGTACCGAACCAGCCCCCCGTTATCTGAGGGAGCCGGTACCGCAAACATGGACTGATACATTCACACCACCCACCCTGAGCGGCACGTACGGCGACTACATGGCGCAGTGCGAGCTGATCATCCAGCAGTGTAATGCGGACCGGGAAAGCGTCAGGCGGTGGTCTGATGACGGCGGAGCATCAGCCGAGAGTGATAAAATAGACCCGAAATAACAAAGGGCCTGAGTGCTACCAACACTCAAGCCCTTCTAACCACAACGATAGGACAAGTATCGCAATGGCTAAAGCGGATTCTACACGTACACATCGATGCACGCACTGCGGCAGCGAGTTTTCTGGTCGAAAAAAGAAGTTCTGCACCATTAAATGCAGAGATCAGCACCGGAAAGAGGCGGGCCGCACCCATATCAATGGAGATCGCCAGTTTTGTTCTGATTGTGGCGAATGGTGGCCGCAATGGTTATTCGGCAGCGGTTCATCAGCGGCAAAATGCGCGACCTGTAATCGATATAAGGCATATCTGCGGGAGCAAGACAGGAAGAAGAGGCTAGCAGTCCCGGAACCAGTCTGGCGGGTACAATACCTGCACAAAAGATTTAACGCCCAGATGAAGCTGGGCGGGCATGAGCGCTGCACTACCTGTAGCCGGATATTCCCATCAAAGGAAATGCACAAGGGTCAGTGCAAGGGTTGTGAAAATCGGTATCGCAGAACCCCGGACGCCCTGGCCAAGAAACGCAGAAGATCAAAAGCGGCAAGAAGAGCGTTCAAAGCGATAAAGCACGATGCTCACTACGACGCATGGAAGCAGCATAGAGCGTTCGAGCGCCTGCAGTCGGTGATGGCTCAGCGAAATGCAGCACAGGCGCTGAAGTGGCATATTAAATCAAATGCTCCAGATGATTGGGTTCATGGCTGGTTCTTGAATACTGCAAAACCGTGGACGAACCCTCGCTTGAATCAATATCAGCAATACAAAATGCGGCTTGAGCATGATCCAGAATGGGCTCGCAACGAAAAGATCAGGCTTAGGCTTAAGTGTCAGATGCGCAAGACACGCATGTGCGAAAAACTGCAAAGCTACATGCGGATATGCCTTAGAAAGGGTAGAGGGGCGTCGGTTTTTGAGAGGCGATTCGGATATACAGTTAATGAACTAGCCGCTCATCTTGAAAAGCAATTTACCAAAGGTATGACATGGAGCCGCTTCTTCCAGGGGGATATCCATATCGACCACATAATACCCAAATCCGCTTTTGACTTAACGCGCGAGAGCGACATAAAGGCATGCTGGTGCCTTTCTAATCTAAGGCCGCTATGGGCTCAAGATAATATTGAGAAAGGCGCTGATATGGTTTTCCTGCTATGACGGGACGGTCGGAGGCTCCCAGCGACCCCGGCCACCGCGGGGCAGGCGCAACCACGCGGTTTTCGGCAAATTTTCGGGGCTCTAGGGCCGCCACCACCACCTTGCTCAACCCCGCATGGTTGCTGAAATCGTTACTGGCGAAGGTGGCGATTCAGTGGAAACAATGAGATGGCCGAGATCAACAGGATTGAAGATGCCTACTCCTGGAACATCACGCGCCTGGCTGAAGCATTCGGCCTGCACCGGGAGACGGTACGCAAGCGACTGAATGCGGCCAGCGTGGTTCCGAGCGGTGTCCGTAACGGGGCCAACGTTTACAGCCTGAAAGATGCTGGGCCGGCCATTTTTGCAGACATGGTGCTGGGTGGTGATCTCGACCCCGACACGCTGCCGCCTACCGAACGCAAAGCCTGGTACCAGTCCGAGAACGAGCGGGTAAAGCTGGAGCAGGAGCTGCGCCAGTTGGTCCGAGTGGAAGAAGCCCACCGCGAGATGAGCACGATCGCCAAGGCGGTCACCACAACGCTGGAAAGTCTGCCCGATATTCTGGAGCGCGACTGCGGCATCGATGCCGACTCAGTTGCACGGGTGCAAGACATTATCGACAGCATGAGACAGCAGCTATACGAGAGGATCATTGATGACGAGCCTGACGAGTAGCCCAACTGCCAGCGCTCGCCAGATCCGTCATGATGTTGCCAACCTGATCAAACCGCCGCGCCGGGTGCGCGTGAGCACCGCAGCCGCCGAGAAAATGATGGTGGTGGACGGTGGCGGCAAGATCAGCAAGTACAGCCCCGAGCTGACGCCATACATCGTCAAGGCGATGGATTGCTTGGCCAGCCGCAAGTATGACGCTGTGGTGTTCGTTGGACCTGCCCGAACCGGTAAGACCAACGGTCTGATCGATGGCTGGGTGTCCTACGTCATCAGCTCCGACCCCGGCGACATGCTGATTGTGCAGATCTCGGAAGATAAGGCGCGAGAGTTCAGCAAGAAGCGCATCGACCGCATGCTGCGCAACAGCCCCGAACTGGCTGCACTGATGTCACCGCACGGGCATGACAACAACGTCCACGACAAGACGTTCCGTGCTGGCAATTACCTGGGCATCAAGTGGCCCACAGTTAACGTGCTGTCATCGTCCGATTACCGCTTTGTGGCGCTGACCGATTACGACCGGCTGCCGGAAAACCTGAGCGGCGAGGGCGATCCGTTCAGCTTGGCGACCAAGCGAACCCAGACGTTCATGTCCTCCGGCATGACACTGGTGGAGACCTCGCCGGGCTGGGATATAACCGATCCAGACTGGAAGCCCGACCCGCGATACCCGCATATGGCACCGCCGACCAAAGGTGCGCTGGCGCTCTACAATCTGGGCACCCGCGAACGCTGGTACTGGCAGTGTCCGAGCTGCAGCGACTGGTTCCAGCCGATTCTTAAGCACTTCAGCATCGAGCATCGACGGCCCTGCTGTCCCCACTGCGGCACGATCATTGAGGACCCGCACCAGAAGCGTGAACTGAACGCCAAAGGCCAGTTCCTGCCGGAAGGCTGCAGCTTCACACCTGATGGTCAGATCGAAGGAGAACCGCGCAAGACCCGGATCGCTTCTTTCTGGATGGAAGGGCCAGCAGCGACGTTCCAGACCTGGGACTCGCTGGCCGACAAGCTGGCGCAGGCCGAAGAGGTCTACGAACAGACCGGCAGTCAGGAAAAGCTCAAGACCACGATCAACACCGACTGGGGCAGGCCCTACCAGTACCGCAAAGCCGAGAATGCACGCAGCCACGAAGCGCTGCAAGAGCGCACCGAAAAGCTGGGCGAACGCGTGGTACCGCACGGCGTCCGCGCATTGTTCGGATCGGTGGACGTACAGGGCGGCAAGAAGCGCCGCTTCGTAGTGCAGGTCGTGGGCTACGGCGAACACGGCGAACGCTGGCTGATCGACCGTTTCAGTCTGCGGAAGTCTGAGCGCAAAGACGAAAACGGCGAGCTGCGCCGCATCGATCCGGGCGGCTACATCGAGGACTGGAACCTGTTGATCAGCCACGTCATCAGCCGCAAGTACCCGCTGGGCGATGAGTCTGGCCGTGAAATGCCTGTGCTGCTGACTGCCATCGATACCGGCGGTGAAGATGGTGTGACCGAGAACGCCTACCAATTTTACCGCGCACTGCGCCGGCAGAGCCTGCACCACAAGGTCATGCTGGTGAAAGGTGGCAGCACGCGCAACGCACCGCGCATGCGCGAGACCTTTCCGGACAGCTCCGGCCGCAAAGACCGCCATGCCAGCAGCCGCGGTGATATCCCGCTCTACCTGCTGAACACCAACCTGATCAAAGACACGATCAGCAACGCCATGGAGCGTACCGAGCCGGGGCCGAACTACTGCCACTGGCCGGACTGGCTGGGTGAATGGTTCTTCGAGGAGCTGACCTATGAGCAGCGCAGCCCGGATGGAAAATGGAGCAAGCCCGGCAAGGCCAACAACGAGGCGTTCGACTTGATGTGCTACGCCGACGCTGCCGCCACCAAGAAGGGCTACGACAAAATCAACTGGCTGGCGCCGCCGCCTTGGGCTCGTGACTGGGACAACAACACCGAGATCCAAGCTGACGGCGTCCGATCAGCCACCCGAAAATCCACCGCGACACCGCCTGCAGAACGCAAGCGGAGAAGGACGAGGGGGCGGATTGGTTGACTAGTGGTGTGGGTCGCTTCCTTCCTCAAGCTGAGGCCTCCTTTGCAGCTTCCCAGGCTTCCACATCATGCAAGCGCCAGCGGGTACAGCCCGGCGACAACTTGAACGGCTTCGGAAAGTGTCCCTTTTCCACCCAGCGCCAGATTGTTGATTTATCGACACCGAAACGGGCGGCAACTTGCTTGTCAGTCAGATAGGTGGTGGTTTCCATTTAAGGCACCTCGTTGTAATTGATTGCAACGGGGCCAGTATCTAGGGGCGGGGCAGTTGGCCACTATCAGGCATGGCCAACTTTTTGAAGATGGCTCTATTCAGCAATGATCCTGCGTAGCTGCCGGGCCTTTAATCCCAAATCATGGCGCTTTTTTGCAGGTCGCTGTTTCGATAGGCCATCCGGTCAATGCTATAATCAGCATGGTGGCGGCCTGTGGCGGACGGGTCGCTGCTTTCTTCATCGCTTCCCATCCTCACGCTACCGTTTGGGTGCGTTCTTCGATAAAACGATCCAAGTCCTCGATCCGGTACATGACGCGGCGGCCAACCTTCACGAACGGGAGTTTGTAACGGCCAGTGCTACGCCAGACGGCAAGGGTGCCCTCTTTCACACGCAGATAATTGGCGGCTGATTCAGGTGGGAGTAGTTTGCTGTCCATCTCTGTACCTCATCGTTAATTGATAAGGTGGATGGTAAAGATGGTGTTAATTCAGTTATCCCAAAAAGAGTCCCCTGTTTTTGGGTTACTTTCTCGGATAGCAGTCAGCTTTGGGCTGTATAAGGTGCGACACCCCCTCCAGGCGGCAAAGCTCAAGAAAGCTTCGCCAACTCAACTCTCAGCAGATCGATAGCGGTATCCCGCTACCGGGCATCCTTCACGGGACTGGCGGCGGATCCGGCTCCACAGGGTGCGCCATCCGAGGCGATCCAGCGCCAGCGCATTGCAGGTTGATAGCTTCAGACAATGACCTTTTTTGGTGCAAAATTCCTGGCATATTTTTTGCGTCATTCTCAGCATGTTGAATCAAAAGGATATTTGTCTGAGAAAACCGCTCGCCATGCAATAAGCGTTCCAATTGATTTTAACTATCGTTCTGCCCGCAACCTGCACCAACAGTTGCAGGCATCCTGGCGGGTGGCGGCATGGGCGTGCACGACCGGCTCGAGGCTTAACCGCCACCTCAGCCACCTATAAATCCAGCAACCATTCGGGTTTTAATGCCTGATATTTACCGGACGCACACATGGCCTACACCCAAGACGACTTGATCAGCATCCGTGAAGCGATCGCCACCGGTGAAAAGTCAGTTACCTTTGCCGATGGCAAGGCGGTCACCTACCGGACACTGGCCGAACTGATGCAGGCCGAGCAGATCATCAGCAAATACCTGGAAGCCGCAGCCGGTCGCCGACCGCGCCGGGCCTTCCGTATGAACGTGAGCAAGGGGGTATGAAGTGAGTAAGCCCCGTGTCCGCATCAAGAACGGCCTGCCGGTGCAGACCCGCGCCCAGGCCTACGAAGGCGCAACCCACAGCCGCCGCGCATCCGGCTGGACTGCACCGGCTACCGGCCCGAACCGTGCGCTGAATCCATCGCTCAACACCCTGCGCAACCGCAGCCGTCAGGCATATCGCAACAACGCATGGATTCGCCAGGCGATTGACCGCAACGTCAGCAACGAGGTCGGCACCGGAATCGTGCCGATGTTCGAGAGCTCGGATCCTGCATTCAACGAACGGCTGGAACAACTGTGGTTGCCGTGGACCGGCCAGAGCTGTGCCGATGGTTCGCTCGACTTCTACGGCCAGCTGGCGCAGGCAGTCCGCTGCCGCCGCACCGCAGGCGAGGTGTTCATTCGTGTGCGCTACCGTCCGTTTGCCTGGGGCCTGACCGTCCCGATTCAGCTGCAGGTGATCGAGCCGGATCACGTCCCGCTCGACATGAACGAGACGCTGCAGAACGGCAACAAGATCATCGCCGGTAAGGAATACACCGCACGCGGCCGACTGGCTGCGATCTGGATGTATCCCGAGCACCCGCAAGACAATACAAGCATGGGCGTCAACAACGCGATCCGCGTCCCGGCTGACCAGATCATTCACCACTACTTGCCGCTGCGACCGGGGCAGGTGCGCGGTGAGCCGGATATCGTACCGGCCCTGCTGCGGGCTTATACTTACGACAGCTACGAAGACAGCGAACTCAAGCGCAAAGAGACCCGCGCACCGTTCACCGGCTTCCTGCAGAAAGAGTACCAGAGCGACAACGACTGGCAGTTCGACCCGATTACCGGCGAACCGCTGTCCGACGACTCAGACGTACCCGAGATTAACGCTCAGCCGGGCACCATCATCAGCGGGGCGATTGGCGAAAAGCTGACCCTGTTCGATGGCGACAACACCGGCAGCGGATACAAGGACTTCCAGAAGCAGCAGCTGCTGGCCATCGCCGCTGGCGCCAAGTCGCTTTACCAGCTGATGACCGGCGACTGGGATGGCGTCAACGACCGCATCTACCGCGCCATGATTCAGGAATACCGGCGTGAAATCGAGATGGCGCAGGATCACCTTGTCATTCATCAGATCTGTGAGCGTGTGGCGTTCTGGTTCACCGACCAGTGCGTTGCCACTCGGCTTGTCAGCGCAGCCGGTTACGCCGACCGATACGACGACTACAACAAACGCGACTGGCGAACCCACCGCTGGCCGCACATTCACCCGACTCAAGATGTGAGCGCCACCGTGACCGAGATCGAAAACGACCTTGAGTCACTGGATGCAGCCGTTGCCAAGCGAGGCTATCGAGCCAGCGAAGTGCAGCGCAAAAACGTCGATGCACGCAAACGCAAACGCGACCTGGAACAAGAGGCAGGTCTACAACCTGAGGATGCCTGACCATGAAATGGTTTAAAGCACAAGCCAACGGTGACGGCACTGCCAATGTCACCATCGACAAAATCATTGCATCAGACTGGAGTCCGGACTGGGTCGTGGACTTCTTTGGCGAGAAGTCGGCCCGCGACTTCATCGACACAGTGGATGCGCTCGGTGATCTGACTGATATCCACCTGAAGTTAAACACCCCGGGTGGCGATGTATTCTCAGGAATTCGGATTGCCAACTATCTGATCAACCACAAAGCCAAGATTCATGTTACCGTTGTAGGCATGGCAGCGAGCATTGGTTCAGTGATTATGCTGGCCGGCGATACTCGCACCATGCTGCTTGGTAGTCGTGTAATGGCGCACAAGCCATCTGCTGGGCTGGATGGCTGGTTCACTGCTGAAGACCTGCGCAACCATGCCGACCGGGTGGATGAGATCGAAAATGCGATCATTGAAATCTACGTGGCGCGTACCGGGCAAACTGAAGAGTCGATCCGCGACATGCTGAGTCAGGGCGACTACTACATGGATGCCGACAAGGCGATTGCGCTTGGATTCGCTACCGACAAGAGCGAGCAGCTCAAGGCGGCTGCCTGTATGGACCAGGCAATGTTTGAGATGCAGGGCAAGCTGCGTTCTGCTCTTGCTGGTGCTGAGCATGCTGACAGCCTAAGGGCTGAGTGTGAAGAGCTTCGACAAAGTCAGGAAGAATTGAAAGCGGCATGCTCAGAGTACCAGGCGCAGCGTGACGAGTTGCGAACAGCAGAGGCTCATTGGAAGAATAAATCAGACCTACTGGAAGCCGAGCTCGAAGCCTTCAAGAACCCGGTCGCTGCATCTGCCGACGACATCATTGCCCGCTGCGCCGAAGCTGGTTTCGACGCGCTGGTTGTGCCAATGGTACAAGCCAAGCTGCCGATGGCTGCCGTTGAGCAGCGCCTCAAGCTGGCCGCTGAAATCAAGGACGTGGCCAAGGCCTCCGGCATCGATGCTGGCGCACTGATGGCGCACCTGGACAACCCTATTCAGATGCTCGGGATTGCTGTGGCCGAGGCGAAAGCCCTGGTTGATCAGGATCTCGACAATCACATTCCAACAAAGACCCATAACAACGCTGACAGCTGGTCGGCGGCTTTCAAAAAAACCAAGCACTGAGGTGACGTATGACCGTTAAAACCGAAGGCCAGCATGCTGGCGAATTCCTTATCTCTGAAGCTAATGGCAAGCGCTCCCGCGACGCCATCATTATCAATGCCGGTGCCGGAGTGCTGTCGGCTGGTACCTTGGTAGCCCAGATCACTGCTGCCAACGCAGCCAGCGCAACAGCTGGTTCCAACACTGGAAACGGCGCCATTGGTGCTATTGGCGTCGACAACGCCGCTATCACTGGCGACTACATCGTCACAATCACGGAAGCGGCCGCTGATGGTGGCGCTTTCAGTGTTGTTGATCCAAATGGCGTGACGGTTGGTTCCGGCACTGTAGGTGTTGAGTTCGCCGGTGGCGGCCTGACCTTCACCATCGCTGACGGTACTACTGACTTTGCTGTCAACGACAGCTGGACCATCGCTGTTAATGCCGGTATCGGAGAGTGGGTGGCATACGACAACGATGGCACCAATGATGGTCGTCGCGCCTGTGGCGGCGTCCTGTTTGCTGGCGTGGATGCGACACATGCAGATGCCCGAGCGGTCGGCATTGTCCGTGACGCTGAAGTCCGAGGCTCTGATTTGGTGGGCCTCGATACCGATGGAGCGGCTGACCTTAAAGCAATTGGTGTAATCGTTCGCTAATACGACGAATCGCCTTCAGAAGAACGAAATTCACAGCCCGCCGATGCGGGCTTTTTAATTTGAGGAATACCCCATGGCGACTATTGATATCTTCAAAGACGATGCGTTCAGCATGGTCACCCTGACCGACGCGCTCAACAAGCAGGAGTTCCAGCCGAGCCTGCTGCGCAGCATGAACATCTTCACCCCGCGCCGCGTGCGCACCGAGACCGTGGCAATCGAGGAACGCGCAGGCGTTCTGAACGTGATTGCGACTTCAGAGCGCGGTGCGCCACTGGAGCAGCGCGATAAGACCAAGCGCACCGTGCGCGACTTCCGCACCACTCGTATTGCCAAAGGGGACACCATCCGTGCCTCTGAGCTTGCCAACATCCGCGCCTTTGGTGAAGAAACCGAGCTGATGCAGGTGCAGTCAGAAGTGGCTGACCGCATGAATGGCCCTGCCGGCCTGATGCGTGAAGTCGAACTGACCTGGGAACACCAGATGCTTGGCGCAGTGCAGGGCATCGTCTATGACGCGGATAACTCCAGCGTGATCAACAACTGGTTTGACGAGTGGGGCGTGACGCAGGATGCCGAGATCGACTTCGATCTGGATAACGCGGACCCGGCCAGTGGCGCCGTGCGCAAGAAATGCAATCAGGTGATCCGCCAGATGATGAAGGCTTCTGCCGGCGCGTGGGTGCCGGGCCGCACTCAGGTCGTTGCACTGGTGGGTGACAACTTCTGGGATGACCTGACCAGCCATCCGGAAGTCGTGAAGACCTACCTGAACACCCAGCAGGCCGCCGATCTTCGTAACGATGTTGGTACCGCCTACGGTTCATTCCGCTATGGCGACATCCTCTGGATCAATTACCGCGGTACCGATGATGGCTCCAAGGTAGCGGTCGGTACCGACAAGGCATCGTTCTTCCCGATCAATGCGCCGGGTGCATTCCAGGCTGCCTACAGCCCGGGCGAGTGGTTCGATGTGATCAACACTCAAGGGCAGGACGTGTACGCAATGACACTGCCGGACACCTCCGGCCGCAATGCATTCGTGGACATTGAGGTTTACAGCTACCCGCTGTTTATCTGCACCCGTCCGAAGATGCTTCAGCGAGGCAAGCGTACCTGACCTCTGCAGATCCAAGCGGCCCTTCGGGGCCGTTTCAGTGTGCGGAGGTAGCCACTATGTCCATCGACAAAACCATGAAACGAGCGGCCCGGCGCAACCTTGTGCGCTGTGGCGAGCCCTGCGATCTGGAGAAGTACGGTGTTTCAGAACTCATTGAGAATGTGCTGGTACACATCATGCGTGATATCCAGCTGGTATCCGCTGGCGACACTGACACTGCTGAAAGGCGCACAGAGGCAGAGATGCTTGTTGATGATGTCGGTGACCTCAAAAAGCGGGACCTGATCCACACCGAGACAACCGTCTGGCGCGTGGAGTCCAAGATTGCGAATGACGGCTACACCGTGAGGGTGGTCGTGAGTGAGGATCTATGAGCAGGGTAGTGGGCAATAGCCAGCCGATCCGGATTAACGAAGGCGACCTGAAGCGCGTGCGTGACGTGCTGTATGGCTACCGCAACGGCGCTGAAAAGGCGGTGATGCGAGCGGTTAACCATGGCACCAGGCAGGGGCGCAAGCATGTTGTTGATGGTATCTACGCCAAGGCGGCATTGAAGAAAGCCGATATCCGCGAGCATACCTCATTCCGGCTTGCCAGCCTCGGCACCATGGGATCGGCTCAGGCCAAGCTGATCCTTAAGAGCGGACCGATCAACCTGCTGAAGTACGGCGCCAAGCCTGCAGGTAAATCAGGCGTCAGCTTCCGCATCTGGCGTGACGGAAAGCGCGAGAAGTACAGGCACGCATTCATCGCCACGCTGATTAAGGCCCGTTACTCCGGTGTGTTCGAGGTGAACATTGATTCGCCCAAGTACAAAGAAGGCGCTCGCACACCATGGCGACGCAAAGAAGGCCCGGGCATCCCGACCATCTACCAGCAGACACCAGGGCTGGCCGAGAAAGCCAACGAGCTGGCGATGGAAGCGATGATGAAAGAACTCGACCGGCAGGTCGGACTGATTGACCGGGGGCTGCTGTGATTATCCGCGAACAGATTGTGCAGGCCGTCATGGCCCGGCTGGCACCACTGACGACCGTGCCGGTACTGCGCCGCGAACAGTACGAAGACGAATCCGAGTTCGTCTGCGTGTGGGATCAGACACAGGAAGCCAGTCGTGACGATTATGGCCGGCTGACGCACACCATGGATCTGACCGTTGAGTTCATCCGGCAGGATGCCAGCGGCTACGCCTCACCGGCTGCGGCAGTGTCCGGCATGTACGGTGATCTGGTGCTGGCGCTGTTCAACGACCCGGCCACCGGCGAGCCTGACCCGACCTTTGCAGGTCTGGCCGACAACATGACCGAAAGCAGCATGATCCCGCTGACGCCCGAGGCTGGCTTGCGGATCGTGGGCCTGTCGCTGCAGGTCGAGATCACCTACCACACCAAAAACGGCGACCCGTTCAGCCAGTAACACCCAACCCCTGACATCCATTTCAGAGCAGCCCACTCGGCCTGCTCCGCGCCTTCGTGCGCACGATTTTCCAAAACCGCGCAACCGCGCACATCAACGACATGAGGTAACAACATGGCAAACGCAGATAATGCGCTGCTGCGCATGGAAACCGGCCAGCAGTCCTACCCGATGGATGCACTGCTGGACTCCGGCGACGCAACCACCTTTGAAGGCCTGGCCGCTCCCTGGTCTGGCCGCGCAGGCTTTGAGCCGGACGTAAAGCCCGACGGCGTGATCAACGGCGGCTCTATCACTCCGGGGTCTACTGCAGACACCGTGGCGGTCGAGGCGGTGCTGTGCAACTTGGGCGGCACCGAGACTGCCGTGGGCGGCAACACCGCTGTGGCTGTGACCCGCGCAACCACCAGCACCCACATCATCAATTCTGTGACCATTGACGACACTGGCGCTATCGCCGTGGTGGCCGGTACCGAAGGCACCAGTTTCAGTGAAACCCGCGGCGCTGCTGGTGGTCCGCCGTACATTCCGGTCGGCTCTATCGAGATCGGTCAGGTGCGCCTGAACGCTCAGGCATCCGCGCTGGTGACCACAGGCCAGATCTTCCAGGTGGTCGGCCTGCATCAGGAGCGTTATGACGCGCCGCTGTTTGAGGTCGACAGCTACGAAGGCAAGGTTGTATTCGCTGGCGCACTGCCGACCATCCACACCGGTGACGAACCGAAAGGTGTCTATGCCAGCTACGCCACGCCGCTGCTGCAGGATATCGAGCCGACACGTGACAACGTGGTACCGGAAGAAGCGTTCTCGGTTTCGTCCGAAGCCTACTATGGCCGCTCCATTGGTTCTGTGTCCCGCTCCCTGTCTCAGGGTTCGTTCACCTACGCCATGAACGACGGTATCACCGACACCCTGGCGAAGCTGGAAGGTCAGAACCTGTGGTTCGAGTTCCTGCCCAACCGCTATCGCACCGGAGTCAAGCTGTTGTATCAGGGCATTCTGGGTGTTAACCGCAGCTATCCGGCATCCGGCGCAATGACTATGTCATGTACCGTTTCCTCATCCGAGAAGGCGCAGCCGGTAGGAGCGTAACCCATGAGCTTTGACCTGAACGCATTTCGTCAGGCGAAGTTCGAGCCCCGGCAGGATGATGTACTCCTGCCGGAGCTTGCCGACTTCTTCCCTGATGGCACCAAACCAATGTTTACCATCCGCATGCTGTCCAGCAACGACTTGCACCGCGCCGAGAACGCAATCCCGGTGGGCAACGCTGCGCAGGAGCTGCTGAAACGACTGGCTGGAGGTGCCGACCAGGATAAAGCCGAAGTTGCGGCTGAGGTGCTGGGCATCATCGGCGGTGACGATATTGAAGCCACGCTGAAGAAACAGCTGGAGATGGTGCGGATCGGCGTGCTACAGCCAGAGCTGCAGCTGCAAGATGTGGTGGCAATCGCCGAACATTTCCCCGTGGCCTTCAAAAAACTCTGGCTTGAGATCAGCCGACTGACGGGCATGGGTGCAGCCGCCGTGGTAAAGCGGCGTCCCTCTGGCAAAGGCAAGACGTCAGAGACGCCCTGACTCTCTGTGATCTGCGTGGCCGCTTCCTGTTCGAGGTGCGGCCAGACCTTTTCCAAGAGGGTTACCTGACACCATCAGAGCGCGAGCTCTGGATCATATACTACGACCACAGAGCAGAAATTCGGGAATCCAACAATGGCCGTTGACCTGCAACGCACAATCGAGATCATCTTTGCCGGTGTCGATAATGTCGGCCCGACCGTGCAGAGTGTCGGGCGCAGCCTTGACGAGCTGCAGGGCAAGGTGGCCGGCGTCACAGGCCCGATGGCTGACTGGACCAAAACCATACTGGCAGCCGAAACGGCGCTGGTGGGTGTCGGGCTGGCCATGGCTGGCGTTGCAGTCAATCAGGCCGGTGAGTTCCAGACCAGCGTCAAAGAGATCGGCACGCTGTTCAATGCCACTCAGGATCAGGTCAAAGGCCTGGGTGATGAGATCCTTGATTATGCGGTGGTATCCACTTCCAGCATCGAGGAGATCAATCAGGCAGTTTACAAAGCGATCTCAACCGGTACCGACTACGCCGACGCTGTCAAGTTGGTCGCCGATGCTGAGATACTGGCTACGGCTGGCCGTGCCAATCTTGCAGACACCACAGATCTGCTGACAAGCTCGCTCAACGCTTACGGTGACGGCGTACAGCAGGCAGCCGACTATTCGGACGCGTTGTTTGCTGCGGTGCAAACCGGTAACACCAACCTGCCGGAGCTGGCCACGAATCTTGGCAAGATCACCGGCGTGGCGTCTGCGGCTGGAGTGCCATTCGATGACTTGGTTGCAACGCTGTCTGCGCTGACCATCACCACCGGCAACACGGCAGAGTCCAGCACAAAGTTGCGTGCACTGCTGAGCGAACTGATCAAACCATCTGACGATCTGAAAGTTGCCCTGGGTGGTACCACGCTGGCCGGTGATGGGCTGCAGGCTGTCATGGAAGTTCTGCAGGCCAAAACAGGCGGCAGTGCAGAAGAGATGTCAAAGCTGTTTGGCAGCAGCAGAGCACTGCAGGCTGCGCTGGCGCTGGCAAACGACAACTCAGGTGCATTCGCTGCTGCGCTTGAAGCACAGGCAAACCGTGCCGGGCTGGCGGCGGCTGCAAACGAAGAGCTTGGCAAGTCATTTGAGTCAATCAACCAGAACCTGGCCAACTCGATTCAAGCGGCATTCATCGGTGCCGGTGAGCCGCTGCTAGATAACTACGGCGAGATCGTTACCGAGCTGAGCAACCTGTTCAAAACTGTCAGCTTTGAGTTCAGGGGCGATGCCTTCAACGATCTCTATGACGGAGTCGATGGAGCGACAGAGCGAATCACTGAGGCGCTTAGCGGTATTGCTGAGGCGCTTCCGGCCGCACTTGAGCAGATCGACTTTGATGTATTGCTGTCCTCATTTGACAAGCTTGGTATCTCAATCGGCAGCCTGTTCGGAGATCTCGATCTGACCAATGCCGATGATCTGGCGACGGTTATTCAGACCATTGTTGATGGCGTAGCCGCGTTGACAAATGTGGCAGCTGGTGCTGTTGATGGTCTGGGTCCATTTATTCGCACCATTGCAACGCTGATCGATGAGATCAACAAGGGCGATGAGGGAATTCAGAACTTCGCCGGCCAGATCCTAGGCTTTGCCACTGGTATTGATGCTCTGCTTCCGGCTATGGGAGGGCTTGGCAACGTACTCGCCACAGTAGGCGGCGGCCTTGCTGTACTCGGCGGGGCCAAACAGGCAGGGCTGGCGATTAGCAGTCTGACCAAGCTGACAGCTGTACTGTCGAACCCAGTCACAGGTCTGCTAGCGGTATTTGGCGCGGCAGCGTATGCGCTCGTTGATTTTACAGAGGGTGTCAGCCGGCTGAATGCTAAGATCGAAGAGTCAAAGCGCGTAGATGAACTATGGTCTCAAGCCTCAGGCATGACTGAAACCTGGGGCGACATGATCGTAAAAGCAAAGGCGCTTGGCGGCGATGTTGCGTACTTGGCTGACGTGTTTGAGGAAACGTACGGCATCACAATCGAGCAAGCGGAAGGGTACAACTCTGTTTCAGAGGCGATGGATGGCGTCAGCAAAAAGGCGCAAGAGCTGGCAGGCGCTGAAAGGCAGGTCGCAGAAGAGAGAGCCAGATCGCGAATGGAGTCTCAGATCGCTGCGCTGGAAGAACAGGACAGGGCGCAGCGTCAGGAAGAATACAAGCAAACGATACTCGATCAGGTTGAAGCATATCGATCTCTGACGTCTGAGCAGTACAACCAGCTCACAGTTACTGAGCGTGAATCGTACGCGAAGGCGCTTCTTCTTGCCGACCAGAGAGGCTGGCTAGCTGAGCTAGACAATGAAAAAGATGTTCGTTCAGAAGTCGCCGATGAGCAACGGAAGCAAGAAGTTGAACTGAAAAAAGAGGTAGCTCTTCGGAAGGAAGCAAAAGAGGAGCTACTGGCACAAACGCAGCAGCTTTATGACTTCCAGCTGGCGCTTGAAGAGATCGCGAGCAACGAACGAATCCGCGGAATGGAACTCACATTTGAGCTCGACATAGAGCAAATGCGCCAGAACGCAGAGACGGCCCGCGCGATTATTTCATCAATTGGCGAAACCATAAACAGCACAGGCGAGACAATTACAGGCCTGGCTGAGCTGCTGACAGGATTCAGCAGTACTTCATCCAGTGGTTACCGCGAGATCATGGAGATCATTCAGAACGAAGAAACGCGGCGCGATGAGGCGATAGAAATGCAGCAGGAAATCACCCGCGCGCAAGTTGAACAGATGGATGCCCAGACCGCACTGCTGAGACAGCGAGCAGATGCGTATGCGCGGGGCGATGCCGCAATAACCATCAACGGCGAGGGGCTGCAGCCGCACCTGGAGGCGTTTATGTGGGAGATCCTTGAAACCCTGCAGGTACGGGTTAACGCCGAAGGCCATGCAATGCTGCTGGGGGTATAAAGTGATATCCATCACATCAAAAAGCTTTGACCCACGTGCAGTCCTGGTCATCGACCAACCCAAGCCGAATAGCGACATACGCGCCATGACCCGGCGGGTTAATCGCATACCGACCCTTGATGGAGGCTACGCACTGAATGACACCGGCCACAGCCCGTCAGATCAAACCATCACCATCATATGGGCAGCGAGCGAGGCGGAATACGCCACGGCATCACGCATTATAAGGACGCATAACCGCATCATAATCAGCACGTTAGATGGTTGCTTTGAAGCTGTGCTTGAATACCTTTCGCAGCAGCGCGGCGAGGCGACTGCACGCATACTCATATTGGAGAAAATTGGCGCATGAAACTGACAACCGCACTGCGTACTGTAATCGCGACCGAAATCCTTAGCGCCATTACCAACGGCACGGTGGCTGATCCAACGATTGAAATCTACACCGGCACTACTGTTCCTGCGCTCGGCGATCCGGTATCCGACACAATGCTTGCAACGCTGAAGATGACCACAACGGCAGGTACTGTGACCGATGGCGTGCTCACCATGGATGCGATCACAAGCGACCAAACTGCCGACGCTACCGGGACGGCTGGATGGAGCCGGGTTTTAGATCGTGACGGAAATCCTGTCATTCATATCACTGTTGCTGATGACGGCTCAGGCGATCTTAATCTGAATAGTGTCAATGTTGTTGCGGGCACACCGGTGGCGATTATGGCGTTTACGATCACGGTCGGCGGGGTGTGAGATGGCGATATATCAGATTGATTGCATAATCAATAATGTGCCATCAGGAGCCAATTTCGTTAATATCCAAGCGATATCATCATCCATGGAAAACGATTATGGTTACAATGCTGCCGACGGACCATTCAGTGTTCAGATAGATATATCAGAGCCAACCGATCTCGTGTGGTTAACGATTTATGCCGGATATGAAGATCCTCTTGGAAACTCGACGTATTTTGCGATCAAAACGGTAGGCCCTTACGTTATTTCTGATGTTGGGGTTGTTGTTGGGGTAGTCGTTCAATGACCATCACCATAGATCTGTCTGTAGTAGACACGCCACCACTCAGCGCCATCGACATGAGCGACAGCCCAGAACCTGGTTACACTGGCGCAACGCTCGACTTTGATGCCAGCGCATCAGGATGGGTGACCCTGGCGGGTGCGGTAGATGCGGTGCTGGATATAACCGCATCCGCAGTTGAGGGCATCTACGGGCAGGCGGCTGCCGAGCTTAGTTTTACGGTGCAGGGCACGGCGCTGGTCGGCGGCAATGTCGGAACTGTTACAGCGACGCTCGACTTCACAGCAGCCGCTGATGGATTTAACGACTGGTCAGCTGCCGGCGTGGACAAGGACCGTGCAATCTACATGCTGGTGCTTGGTGATACCGATCCAATCACCATCCCGATCAGCAGCTGGCAAGCCACTGCGCGACAGGGCGATGTGAGCAGCTACCTGAGTGCGGTTGTGCCTGCATACGATCAGCTTGCAGACGCCATCGATGCGCGTATTGGCGAGCGCATGGAGATCCGAATGGGCTTCCGGTTTGATGATGGCGCGATCCGTTCAGAGCCTATTATCTCAGGGCCCATGCAAACGCTGACAGCACAGTCAGGGCCGCGCAACAGCACGGCGACAATGAGCGGATACGCGCGACTTGAAAACACGGCAACCGGCGCTGATCGGACGCTGGTCAACATACGCACCACTAGCGAGACCAACGGCAAGCTGCGCATTCGGGCTGATGTTGACCTGTTCCTGCGCCCCGGCATGACAGCGCACGCCATAGGGCGCGCATTTACTGTGAACTATATCAATTACTATGCAACCCAATCTGACCGATTCTGCGAGGCAGGTGAGTAATGGGCAAGGCGCGGATCATCTCTCAACTCGAACCAGGGCGCTATCAGATCGAGCTTGATCACGGCACGCTGACGCGTGATGCCAGAATCGCCGAGATCGACTTTTTACTGCAGGGCGAAGAGCTGGCTTTACTCGAAGCGACGGCGACGATAATCGAGCTGAAGAACCAGCTGAATGTAAAAGTGTCCGCGCTCAATTTACTGATTAATGAGTTGAACAATCCACCAGATCCAGACCAAAGCTCTGATCCAGAAGGCGAGTTGCTCGATATATCAGAGCGTGTAAACGCCGCGGTCGTCGAGATCGAGCAGGCTCGCATGACGCTCGACAGGGCCGAGCGACAAAAATCAAACTTGATCATGAAAGGAGCGGAACTTCGGCTTCGCAAAGCAAACCTTGAGGAGTTAGAAACAGATGCTGTAATCGAGGCGTGGTGCACCGACGGCGAACCTGATCTGGTAGGCGAGGTTGGCACCGCTGAAGTGCCTGGCGAGCCGATAATGCCGATACTGATCAAGCCAGGCTTCGATGGCGGCGCAGTGTACGATCAGGCGCGCGATGGCCAGATGATCGAGCGACTGCTGATGAGTGGGGCGCAGGCATACCTCAATGCTGCACTACTGCCAGGCTGGCAGCGATTGAAACCAACATACCGATTTGGCGTGATCACAGCGATTGATCGTGATGAGGGCGCATGCAGCATACAGCTTGATACGGCACGCTCATCAGCCCAAGACCTGCCAATCAACCCGAGCGGCATGATCCACGGTGTTAAAGCAAAGTATCAGGACTGCGACATGGATGTATTCGAAGAGGGCGATGAGGTGCTAGTCGAGATGCAGTCGCAGTCATGGAATGAGCCGCTGGTGGTTGGGTTCAAGAGCGACCCGAGGCCGTGCGCGTTGGATTTTTATTTTATGATCGCAGGCCCTACTGCAGGCACAGCTCAGTTCTCTAAATTAGGCCGTATTAAGCCGCCAGCCATGGATAATCCATCTGTCATTTCAACTTCAGGTATTTGGCCATACAACCACTATATGTGTATTCATGGAGGTGAGTTGTGCGCGTGGTACGTAGCTGGCAACTATCGACTGGTGATCAAGGGTAGCACAAAAATTGATATTGGCGAAGGTTACGCCAATGGAGACCCAGCGGTAGCAGCCACTAAAAAATATATCTGGTCAGCACATTGGGAGACTACAGGCAGCAACTCCGACTTGGGTAAGATGGTGTTCAATCAGTTTGATGGCGATGGCAATAACGTCCGCACGATTGTACGGCACAATACGCAGGATTTCTATTATATCGATGTTTTTGCGGCTTGCGGATTATATGACAAGGTCATTTTTGTATGCATGAACACTCCAGTTAATTTCCCAGGCGGCTGGCGCGCTCAGTTTGTGCTGTACGATGACGGCACTATGACGATGTCTGACCATCCTGGCGACTGGGACGTTCCTTATTGGGGCGGGCACGGCTTTGGCGATCAGCGATTGGAGATACACCTTTCGACAGGAGGAACCGACGAGATTAGGCTTTACAACGGTGTAAGCACAACCGGAACAACTATTATCACGCCAGGCGAAGTCATTGCCGGCTGCGCCATGCAGCAAAACTACATCGTCATATCGACGGGAAAAGGAAAGTTGATCTGCTACGACCGCAAGACGCTGGAGCCGCTGTCGACCTATCAGATTCCACAAATGCAGGGCGGCACGGTCACGGTAGACGCCGAAAGAATGCCAACGGCAAGTTGATCAATCAAGCAGGAAATCGCTATGTCAGCACCCCCAAAGCTGCCACCGTTCAAGCGCGGTGACACGTATCTGCTCACCTGCACCTACAAGATCGATGGCACGCCTGTGAGCCTGACGGGCAAAACAATGCGGGCCCAGATCCGCACACGCCGTGGTGATCTGGTGGCAGAACTGAGCGCAACAGCCGCAGCGGATCAAACCGCAAACCCTGGGCGATTCACTATTGCACCGGTCGATCCGGATACCAGCGGCTGGCAGGCCGGCAACTATGAGCGCCCCGACTTCCACCTGATCGATATCGAGATCACAGAAGGTGGAGTAATCACCAGTTCTGAGACGTTCATCCAGCCCGTGATTGAGGACGTGACCCGATGACAACCGCATGGATCGAGGTTGCGCTGGTGCCGCAGTCTGAGATTGCGGTGTCACAGACGCGACCGGCAGGGGTGGAGATCAGCACCACCACGACCGATGTGCAGATTCAGACCTACCCAGCACCACAGATTGAGGTGGCGATCGGGGCGCCAGGCCCGCCAGGGCCTCCGGGCGACTCGACAGTTACTGCCACTGCTGGCGCAGCTATCAGCGCCCTACTGGCAGTGTATGAGCTGGACGGAAAGGTGTACCCATTGGACGCGCACGACTCGGAGCATATTGATTTACTGCTTGGCGTGTCGGTATCCGCCGGGGTTGAGGGCGGGTCGGTGCTAGTGCAGCGGCTTGGACGGCTGGTAGATACTGGTTGGAACTGGTCGATCGGCAGGATCTGGCTGGGCGCAAACGGGTCACTGACTCAAACCCCGCCGATATCAGGCTTTGACCTTGAGCTTGGGTCGGCTACATCCGCAACTGAAATCATCATTGATACACAACCACCAATAGCTCTATGAGGTAATACCATGGCACAGGGTTTTCTGGCTCGCGTTGCGGGCAAAACAAAGCAGATTTTTGCAATCACTTCCTCAGCGGGTGCTGCTGACGCCGGGAAAATCCCAGCACTGGATGGTGCAGGGCGACTCAATCAGTCTTTTATGCCGGTCGGCGTTGGGGCGGATACCGTCCAGGGTACGGCGTCTGAGGCTTTGTCAGCAGGCGATTTCGTCAACTTCCACGACGATGGCGGCACATTTTCTGTGCGGCTGGCGGACAACTCAAATGGACGGCAGGCTGACGGGTATGTGGCCGCATCTGTATCGCTCGCCGCTCCCGCTACGGTGTACCCATTAGATGGCATCAATTCAAACCTGAGCGGACTGACCCCCGGCGCTCGCTACTATCTGGGCACTGCTGGTGGGGTGATTGCCACTCCTCTTGTTGAAACCGACGCTGGAAATGTCGGCAGCATCAGCCAATACCTTGGCTATGCCAAGTCGGCCACTGAGTTGGTGACCAATGACGATGGCTATGTGGAGCTGTAACTATGACCATACGCAGACCACTGGTTCTGATTGGGGGTGAGATTAAGCAACTGCCGGGAGGTGACTCACTGCCCGGCAGTGAATCCTACGTGCACGTTAATTGGTCCGCCACCAATCTCTATCAAGGCGAGTATATCACCGGACAAATCACAAACTACGACAGCGAGACCACGTACACTGCAACGGCTGTACTGGGTTATGTCTCGATCACAGATGACGTGATCACCTATGTTGCCGATGGTGCTTTAGGTACTGACGTGCTCACGATTAATGGGCGTCAATTCTCGATTGTCGTACTTGAATTTGTCATCACAGATGGCGTAATCGGCACCCCTGGCACGCAGGGTTTCGGTGCGGGTACGTACCCGCATGACGATCTTGCCACTGCTGGGCTGTCGGTGATGACCGGCACGGATGACGAAACCCACGACAACTACGGCAACTACCAGCACACCAACGGCTCTATCATGGTGTTTGTGCCGAAGTTCTACTATCGGGTAGGTAATCCTGCTGCGCCCCAGTACTCGACTTACGGCGCAAACAGCTACGAAGTTGCGGGTATTGATCAGTTCAGCGATACCGCCTCAGCGAATGCGGCAGGGTATGTGTTACACCGTGCGTTTATCGACGGCGGGGCCGAGAAGTCGGGCTTCTTTTTTGATAAGTACCTGAACAGCAAGTCGGGTGATTCTGCGGTTTCAGTGAAGAACCAGTCGCCGATCAGCCTGACCACAAGCACCAGCTATAACCCATCGTCCACCATGACCGGCTGCACCGGCATTCTGGCTGACGCTGTGGTGTTAGGCCGCGCGCGTGGTAGCCAATACAACCAGTGCTCGGCCTTCATGCTCGGTGCTCTGGCAATCCTGTCGCTGGCTCATGGTCAAGTGGCAACCGGCACTGCGGCATGCGCTTGGTACGATGCCAGCGGCACAACTAACTTCCCGAAAGGCTGTAACAACAACGCGCTCGGCGATACCAACGATGCAGGCGTGTCGTTTACGACTGCAGGCGATTCTGGCAACGCGAATAAGCCGCTTGCGGGTAGTGGTGTGCCATTCGCTAAGACAACCCATAACGGCCAGAACTGCGGTATCGCTGACCTGAACGGCTCGCTGTACGACTGCGCCTTGGGTATTACAGCCACTGGCACATCGGCCACGAGCACGACTGCGATTAGCAACAACACGATCTATGTGCTGAAAGAGTCCGTTGCGCTGGCCTCACTGACCGCTGGATGGGATGGCAGCACGGATGCGTGGGGTAACACAACGCACTTGAGCACCCTGTATGACAGCGTAACCAGTCCGCACGCACTAGGCAGTACGACCGGCACGGTGTACTGGGGTAATGGGAGCAACCAGGTAATCGACGGGGCGGGCAGTGGTGTTGCGTGGAGTACCGCAGGGTTCATCCCTAAGGACAACAACGCAACCAGCGCTACCGGAACGAACCAGTTTGGTAACGATTACTTTTACCGCTACAACCGGCACAACCTGTTCCCGGTTGCGGGCGGCTATTGGTCGGGTGCGGCGAGCGCTGGCGTTTTCTGCCGGTACTTCGGCTACTACCGGTCGATCGGCGGCAGCGACGCTGCGCCTCGCGCCTCGGCCTATCTCCAGTAAGGGTGTTTGCCCACGCGGTAGCGTGGGCTTTAACTGACATGAATCCACATAGCAACTTGATCCACAAAAGCCGGGAAATGATCAAACTGGCGAATGTTTACCTGAATCATTTCCCAAAACATGAAAAGTACGGGCTGTCACAGCAGATCAGGTGCTGCCTGTACGATATCTACGGTTACATCGTTGAGGGCGAGAAGCGCTATCACAAGAAGACAACGCTGACCAACCTCGATATCGAGCACGAGAAACTGCGCATGTATTTCAACCTGGCATTCGAGCTGGGGTACTTCGAGTACCGGCGCAGCGAGAAGTGTGAGCCTCAGAAAGAGGCTGTCCGGCGCTACACTGCGATCTCCGCCAAGATCAATGAAGTGGGCGCCATGATAGGCGGCTGGATTGCCAGCCAAAAAGGGTGAGCCATTAATATGTTCCCGATTGCGGGCGGCAATTGGACGAATGCGGCGAACGCTGGCGTTTTCTACCGGAACTTCAACAACAACCGGTCGAACGACAACAACAACGCTGCGCCTCGCGCCTCGGACTATTTCTTTAACCTGACATCCGTAACAGGAACACTGGAGAGATAGGGATGACTCATCCTGCGAAAGCGAACTCTGCGGGCCTCTGCTCTGAATCACATAGCATGCCCACTCTTGAACACATTGCGTCGGAAGAGACGCTGTATCAGGCGTTTCTTGATGCGCGCAAAGGCAAGCGTAACCGCGGACCGGTGGAGCGTTACGAGCGCGACCTGGGCGCGAATCTGATTGCCACTCGGCAAGCGTTGCTGGATGGGAGCTATCGGCCAAGGCCGACGCGGCAGTTTATGGTGACAGAACCAAAGCCTCGGGTGATCGACGCTCCGGCATTCTATGACTCGGTGGTGCAGCACAGTATCTACCGTGCCGTGTATCCGGTGTTTGATCGTGGTTTTATCCACGACAACTACGGCTGCCGGATAGGCCAGGGTACGCACAGGGCAGCGGATCAACTGCAACGGTTTATGCGGCAGTGTGACGGGGAGGAGTATTACCTGCAGCTGGACATTCGCAAGTTCTACTACTCAATCAATCACGACCTGCTGCGGGAGCGCGTGGCAAGGAAAGTGAGCGACCCGCGAGTGGTTGGCTTAATGATGCAGTTTGTCGGCGGCGGCAGCACCGGGCTCTTCATTGGTAACCTACTGAGTCAGCTGTTTGGCCTGATTTATCTGGATCGGATGGACCATCACATCAAGCGGCATCTTAGGATTAAGCGGTACCTGCGCTACGTGGATGATTTTGTGCTGGTTGGGTTGACGCTTGCAGAAGCGCAGGAGCTGAAAGCGCACCTTGAGCAGTGGTTGGCGGATAACCTGCAGTTGAAGTTATCCAAGTGGCGCATTGCCAAGGTGAAGCAGGGCATCAACTTTGTTGGCTTTCGCACCTGGCGATCAACACGGTTTGTTCGGCGCCGATCAATGAGCAATTTCTCAAAGGCGCTGCGTGCCGAGAAGATCGACAGCGTCCGCAGCATATTGGCGAACGCGAAGCACACAGCCTCGCACCGATACTTTATAGAGCGCATTCAGCGGGAGAGCGTGAACAATGATCTACTCAGCATTGCATGTTGATACAACGGGGCCTAACGGCACAAGCCTTCGACCCAAGGCGGCTGATGACAACAGCCTGAACTACATCGGGGAGTGTGACGGGCGACACTGGTATATCGGCAAGGCTGCGCATGAACAGCACGCTGAAATCGACCTGCGCGAAGAGCCAGATGCTGATGTGTCCGACCTGATCAAAAGCAGCCAAATGGCGGCGGCGTTGAAGCAAGGATTACGCAAACAGATCGATGAGGAAGTGGGGGATATTTACGACCTGCTGGCCGATCAGTCGAAGATGATGGAGATGATCTACGCCATGCTGACGAGGCTGGCAGTTGAATATTTGGGCGGTGCGCCAATGCCCGAGCAGACACGGCTGCAGTATCTGGCGCGAGCAACAGCTGTGGTGCAAGCGATGGACTCAGGGCAGGCCGTGCTGCGCGGGAGCTTTGAGGATATGGATGCTGTGCTGGGGACGATCATCGAGCGGCAGAGCCGGATCAATGCGATTGTGCGGGATCGGTATGTAGGAAAAGTGAATGAGGCGAAGGGGGTGTGATGTCTCTTGCGATACGTATCATCCATGTGTATTCTTTGTGTTCTCAGCTTCCGAAAATACAGTGGTCGAAACAGGTGCAACTTGCTGAAAAAACAGGGTCAAAAAAGTGAAGTGATTTCGGAAAATATGACGTAACAGGTTGATGCTGAAGGGAAAGCCAGCGGACTGCAACTCCGTGTACGCCGGTTCGATTCCGACTCCAGCCTCCATGATCTCCCCCCGCTTCAAGCGTTGCGCCGCCACCGATCGGTGGCCGTTGCCAACGGTTCAATGCCCGCAAAGATC